GCGCGCGACTACCCACGGGCGTCCGGTCGGGGAGTACCTGCTAAGTGCCTGATTTATAAGGGTTTTTTGCCCTTTTCGGGCCTTAACCTGCCCGTTGGGAGATGTTCCGTTTTTCCCTTAGATATCAATGACTTACGCGCGTCGGCTGTCATTTCGGCCAGATTGGGACCGATTCGCCGCATTCTTGGCCGGTCGCCGGGATTCTGCCCGGATTGACGTGGTAACGCGCCGGATTGACGTGGTAACGCCGAGCGGCCGCGCCGGCGTGCTATGGCCTACCATTGCCCGGCGTGCTGGCATTCGCCACGGCGGCCGTGGTTGCCGCGTGCTGGACGTTTGCGCGGTTGCGCTAGGGTATATGCGGTTCGGATTTGCGGCGCTATATGCGCGCCCTATGCGGTCGGGATATGGCCGGGGCGTTGCGACCGGGCACAAAAAAGCCGGGACGTGCCCGGCTTCGTTTGGTTGATGGGTGGCGCTATCTCGGGCCGTCGGTATGTTCGTTAATCCAATCTATAACGAACTTCCAATGAGGATATATGCTGGCATGTAACGCCGGGTTTTGAGCCGATAGGCGCGATAGGACCGCGTCTATCGCGTATTGAGACTCTCGGAAGGTCTCGCCATCGGCGCATGCCTCGCATTGGACTATCTCATTGCGCGCGGTCCATTCGGGCGTGATCTCGCCGCATGTCTCGCATTCCTCGGACAGGCACTCGACGCATAAGTAGCCGTCGAGGTCGCCATTGTCCGCCGGTATGCGGTTAACGAATAAGCCGGACCCGAACGCGACCGACCGCCGGCAATCTATGCAATGCTCGCCGATATCGATAGCCATTATCGCGCCCCCTCATATTTGAACGGGTCCGCCGCATTGGTCGCCGCATCGCGCGGATTCTTCCCGGAATGGTAAAAATGGGTCGCGGTGTCCCAGCATATGCGCCCGGCGTTCTGCGCGTAGTCTGGCCGCGCTTCGATGGCGCGTTGATATTCCGCGAACCATCGCGCGCGCTCGGCAAGCTTCGTTTTGCTTATCATTTCGCGCCCCCCCATGTTTCGACCCGGTGCCTATCCATTGCCTCGGCTTGGCCGGTTTCGATGATGTATCGCGCGGTGTCCGTCATGGTCCGGTGCCCATTAACGCAAAGCGAAAGGTAGGACTCGGAGACGCCGAGCGCGACCGCCACGAATGGCCGGCCGCCGTTCGCCTCAATGGCGGCGTTTAGTGTTTCATCCCTCATTCTTAAAACCTCGCAGTTTGACCTTGTTAGACGCCTCGCCGGCGTCATTGTTCCATTGTTCCCACAATTCGGCAGCGCGCCGTTCGGCTTCGGCTAACACGCCGAACGCGGCCCAGTGACCGCCAACAACGCCGGTTATAGGTTCCAAATCCCAACCCGGTTGAACCCGAACCGATAGAGATTCAAAGTCGCCAAAATCTATCGCGCCGGCCAGCTCGCGCTCTTCGGTTAAGTTGAGATCATGCCCCAGTAACACGCCGGCAATCAGCGCGGCGAGTTCGTTTTGTGTCGTGATTTTCATTAGATGCCCCCCGTCAATTGATAAAACGAGATGACGATGAACGCCGCCCATCCCATACCCGAAGCGAACGCCCACGCGGCCGTGCGCGCCTTCTCCCGGCTTGCGCGTTGAATCTCGGCCCGTATCCGTTCGGATTCATCCCGGCGCGTTTCCGCGAAATCACGCGGTAAGCCGGCGATTTCCGGATGCCGCTTGGCGCGAAATTTTAGGACCGCGCCCGTCTTGTTTTGGTTTTCCGTTTTCATTCTATGCAACCTCCCTTGTCGCAATGATTTGAGAATCGACAACAAAACCGCTGTCGCTATTTTTGGCCGGTCCCTTGGCACGCAATCCAATCACGACCGGGCCGGCGTTGACGTTCACCAGATCGCTTGCGTCGCCGTCTATGACCTCACGGCCGAGGAATTGCGCCGGCAATCCATTCTTAAACACCGCCGCAATCGGCACGGCATGCTTGAGCGCGATGTCTACCTGTTTCGCATACTGCCGGCGGCCGCTATACGAAAACATCAGCCGGTAATTGTCCGGCGTGCTGCCAAGCCGCTTGGCGCGTTTTGTGTAGTCGTAAAAGAATATGTCCGGGAATGCCTGCGGGATGCCGTGCGTTTCCCAATCGATGTCGGACAACACGTTAAGCCGCGCGACCGGCTTTACATTCTGGCGCGCACATAAGTTTTGGAAGCGGTCCAACTCACCGCGCAGTCGGTCGAGGAATTGCGCCCGGTCCGCGTGCCATAGATCGGCGCGCCATTGCCGGCCGGCTTTTACATTCTCGAACGCGCCGCGACCGGCATCCTTCAAACAGTCGGGCATGCATCCGGCGGCCTTGCTACCCGGACACAAAATGGCGTCGGGCATTAGTGACAGACTCGCCACCCGGACCGCGTCGCCTGATTTTTGGGTCTTCGCTACCTTCGTGTTTCCCGGCTTCGCGCTGGTATCCATCAATGGTCGGTTACTCATGGTTGCCGCCCTCCAACGCCCGAATGATCAGCGCGCCGCCAAAACTAGCAGCGGCGGCGAGCGCCGATATAGTCGCGGCGAACGTGAAAGCGTAAAGAGTAGCGCCGCCGGCGATGGCGACCATTAATAGCAGCGCGGTAATCGCGCACCATGTTCCGGCTAAGATTGCATTTTGCATTGTGTGTTTTCCTTTTTTGGTGATGCGGAGCGCATCGCGGAGCGCGTCCCCACGCGCTCGACGTTGGACTCTGATTTAACCGGCGGCCGTTCCGCCATTGCACGCGGCCATCAATTGTTTGGCGGCGTTTGCGAGTTCGCGTTTCGGTAGGTAGGACTCGATCTCTATTGTTTTGTCCCAATATCGTTCTTCTAAGGCCAAATATTTTTGTTCGTCGTCGGTATGCTCGCAAATTGCCGCACAATCAACGGCCCAATCAGCTCGGCGCATATATCCGGCCCAATACATGACGGCCCGGTGCCATTTTGGGTTGATTGATTTAATGCCGCTTACGTCATCAATGTATGCAGCGCGATCAGGTAAGTTCAGTTTTGACATGTTGCGTTTTCCTTTTTTCGTTTAGGGCGCCAGCAAGGGCCGGCGTTGGCCTATTATAGGCACATCATTCTTTACATTGTAAACCTTTATTTCGTCCTTCCTTTATACGCAAAAAAAAGCCGGTGCCCGTCGATAGTCTGAACCTATCAAAACGGCGTGAGCTCGCGCCGGTTTCATAGTTCGCGCCTATCGTAAACCGGGACCGATTCCGCGCCGCGCGCCCTCATTCTGGCCGGCGTCCCGATTCCCGACCGATTCCCGACCGATTCCCGGCCATCCCCTACCCATTGCCGGCGATTTTCTCCCCGGTCCGCGATTCCCGGCCGATTGCCTACCCATTGCCGGCGATTCCGCCGGATTTGCCGCGATTCTTCCCGATTTCGGCCGATTTCCACCAATTTTCGACCGATTGCCGCCGATGCATGCCGCCGGACCCGAAATCAGGCCATTTGACCCCAAAAACGACCTCCGTGGGATAGTAAAGACACTCCGTGGGATAGTAAGCACCAAAACAGCACTCCGTGGGATAGTAAATGACCTCCGTGGGATAGCCTTTGCGCCCAGGAATGGGCCGCGCCTGGCCGCTGGATGCTCCGTGGGATAGTAAAGGCCAAAAGCAGCTCCGTGGGATAGTAAATACCCCTTCGTGGGATAGTAAAGTAGCTCCGTGGGATAGCCTCTACTAAGCCCTGCGCGTCCTCTCTGCCTGCTTCAGCGCCTTGTTGAACTCGAACATGATGCGCTTGCGAGCGTAGCCATAAGCGATGTCACGGGCCGGGAACAGCCTTCTGATAGGTCTGCTCTTGTTACCAGTGGTGAAGATCTTCTTCAGCTTCGTGCCGCCCTTCTTGCGCTTAACGCCCACCCGTTCATATAGGCCAAGGAACTTATCGGTCTTGGGTTTGCCCGCAGGGAATCCGTAGAAGTATCTGTCTGTGTTCGCCCTGTACTTGGCATACGCATGCTTTTTGATGTTGCCATGCTTATTGATAGCGCCCCTGGGCGTATCCTTTGTGGGCTGCAGCAGGTTGGTTCTGCGCGGCTTATCAGGCGGCAGTACAGTTCCACCCTCAATGATGTTCTCCAGGTATCGACGCTTGCGACCGCTGCCGCCACCGCCACGGGTTTCGCCTGTTACGGATGCCCTACCACCATCTAGCTCCGCGAATATAGTGGTCTGCAGGTTCTTCTTCGTGGACTTGATGTACTGGAAGCCCTGCTTGGTAAACCGCTCTGCCCCGCCCTTTAGATACTTGTCTACCTGTCTACGAAGCTCGCCTTGACCGCCCTGGCCTACCGCAATCTGAAACGCCAGTTTGTTCAGTGCGACTGACGCAGCAAACGGCACCTGGTCGTTGTGGATAACACTCAGCTTCTTGATTGCCTGGTCGATATCGAACTTGGCGAACTTTAGCTTGCTCGGGCTATCAGCTATCAGGTGTGGCGTCAGCTTGTTCATACCGGGTCGTTGAAGTCCAGTTCGCTGTACTCAACCTGCAGGTATTCGGTAATCGAAGACAGCGCGTGGCATGTGCAACTGCACTCTGAGCAGATCAGCATGAGGTGTATGTCCACTATCCACTGAGAGTTGCCACAGTCTGGGCAGCTAAGCACAACGTGCTCAGTGGGCCTTGTCGGGAAGTCAATTATGTCAGCCATGTCGGCTCCTTGTCTTTGAACCGATAATGACTGTGGACTGCTCCGTGGGCTAGTCGTTTTCTGTGGATAGGTCAGTGACTACTAACACCGGGCTGATGCACTTAGGGCACCTACCCAGGAGATGGTCACTGCGATAACTGTAACCGCACGAAGCGCAATCTATCTGGAACCGTACATCTCTCGTAACATTCTCACGCCATCTTCCCCCAGCTTCGCGCTTACCTGACTTGGTAGTGTGTTGTTGTTCAAATCGTCGTTTTGCTGCGTACTTGCCCATCTTGTCCATTCGTCAATAGCCCTCATCCTCTCAATGATTTCGTCACTCAGTTCCTGCATCAATCTGTTCGCCCTTTACCTTTAGCCGGTAGATGTTGTTCACCCACCATGTGAATTCGTACTCGTCCATCGTTCCCTTCATCATGTTGACGCTGTACGCCACAATCTGAATGTTCTTCTTTATGTAGCCCAGTTGCGGGTTGATTCTGTCGATGGAGCAGTTGAATGATTTTGCTCCACCGCCGTCTCGGTAGTGGGTTAACACCACGCCACTTAGCGCGCATCGTCCATCCTGTTTCTCATATATCTCAACGAAGTCATCTACTGTGACCTTCCAATCGTATCCCTGCTTCTTCCTGTTGTGCCCCAGGCTGCTGTGCAGTTTCTTTAGGTAGTATGTAACGTCACCGTTCACCTTGGCGTACATCGCCTCTCGCCGGCACTTACTACATGAAGAAACCTTGTTAGAGCGCCGCTGCGGCTCAAACTTGCTCGGGGACAGGTGCTCCTTGCATATGCGGCAAAATATGGTCTCCCCCTGGTCATCGTTGTCCGTATCTTTCTCAGGCCGACCTTTCCCTAGCCCTGTTTGAAAGCTCATGTATATACGCCTCGTAGTCCAACCCGAACTTCTTATCGAACCATTTTGCCCAAGTATACTTGCCTGAGGGGACCATCGCCCTTTTCTTTTTGTTTGCGTAGATGTCGCGCGCCATGCAGCACACTAGATACTCGTGATCTGAATCAAAGTCCTCTCGTCCCAAGATCATGCAGGCTCTCCTTGTATTCCTTTTCTATCTCCAGCAACTCATCGACCGTCAGCGGCCTAGAGTCACGAGCCTTCCCCTGCAGCCACTCCACTGTCTCTCTGCCATAGGTGTCTATCATGTGCAGTGTGTACTCCATCAGCGCCCCGTGGCGGAACGTATTGCACTTAGGGCACTGAGGCCAGATGTTCTCCTCTATGAAATACACAGCATCGAAGGTCTTAGGTATGAAGTGACCGGCATGCATCTCACGCCAGTGCTTCTTTGAACTGCAGGTTGTGCATTGGACCATGCCGTCAGCATCGGCGTGCTTGCGACGTATGTACTCGCTGCAGATGCGCCAGGCGCGATTGCGGACTGTTTTCTTGGTTGGCTTACGGGTTTTGGGCTGCGTTGTTCTAGGAGCCATGAATCATCCTGGACTTTATCAGTAGGTTGTTTAGCTCACTCAGTCGCTTGGTCGCTTTGCTGCGCTCTTCGCCATCATCCAGGTTGAGACCAAGACCGGCTAACCGGCTTGGCCCCCTCCCGCCCCACGCGATATCGATGTTGAATAGCTCGGATTCTGTCCGTCTAATCGCCGCCTCAATCATTCGTGGCTTCGCTATGAAGTTCACGTTATCCATTAACGGCCTTGATTGGCCGATGCATGGCTACACACTTCACGCACTTAGACTGACCTGGATGGGATACATGAGAGAACGCAGCCATTGGTTTCCACTTCCTGCAGATACCGCACTGGCTAACACCATCCTTCATCGACTCAGACCTGATTGCGTAGTCGTATTCGGTTACCTCGTTCCCCTTGGCTAACCACTCCTCCACCAATCGGTTAGAGTTCTCGCGCAGCTTGCGCTTTTCTTCCGGTATCGATGACATCATGCAGCCGATCTCCCACTGCCCATAACCTCATCAATCACCGATTTACCCAGCGTGCCACGCATGTAGGACTGCTCCTCTGTTTCCCAGAACCTCTTTATAGCAGCATCTACGAGCTTTTCCATCCACTGTGGGGCGTCCTCCGGCATTGTTACCTCCAGGGGCTTGCCCTCAAGGTACATGCCGTGGAAGTCCACGCCGAGCTTATGCTCCAGCATCCTGTCTGCCATGATGCATAGCTCGTTGAGTTCACGCTCTCTGTCGCCACGCTTGGACACCATGCCTTCAGACTTCTGTGGTGAGAAAGCGTAGATCTCTTTGGTGATCTCAGCGATGTCCGGGAAGAACTGGTTTTTAGTCAGTAGTCTTCCCAGAGCTTCGGTGAGTTGAACCTGCGTGAACCGGCTCAGTTCCTGGTAGTAGATGTCTTCCAGTACCGGCCAATCCTTCCTTTTGTTTGGCTTGTAGGCCAACCACTGCTTAAAGCAGTCCTTGAACATCTGTCTGTCCATGAGTCCCCCTCAGTCCTCTGTTTGTTGTGGTGCCATTTCCTTTTCGATGATTACGTCTATCACCTCTAGCAGTTTGGCTAAAGCAGCGGAGTCGCCGGTCTTCGACCATTTGATGACGTATTCGACAGCCTTGCCCCTGGCATAGCTGAGTTCGTTGGCTACTGAGTAGTCAGTGTAACGAATCGGTCCTGGCGGGTTTGCTTCCATCTCCAATATGAACTGCGCGTACTGGCGTGCCTTACGCAGGTCATTGATTGGGTCTTTCTTCGCACGGGTTATGTACTTGACGATGTTCGTCTCGCACGGTCCCAGGTCGTTGCCAAGGCAGAACTCTATGGGCTGGATAACCAGCCGCTCATAGTGATCACCGCCTACCTGCTTATGCTTAAAATGGGATGTCATCTTCATATTCATCCTCTTTTGTCACAGGTGCGGCAGCGGGTTTGGCAGTGGGGTTGTCGCCCTTTTTGTCTAGCAGTTCAACTTCGTTAGCTATGACTTCGGACCAGGTTCTCTTCTCGCCATCCTTCTCGTACTGGCGGTTAGAGATTCGGCCAACAATGGCTACTTTGGACCCCTTCGCGCAATACTGCATGATGATTTCAGCAGTCTTGTTGAAGGCCGTCACGTTGTGCCAGGTGGATTCGTCTTTGCGGTCGCGGGTAGCAATGCTAAAAGTCACCACGGTGGTGCCGTTAGCTGTCTGCTTTTGTTCTGGGTCTCTGCCCAGGTTGCCAATCAAGAATGCTTGATTCATGCGTTGCTCCTTATCTTTCTATTCTTCATCTTTAGCCCCCCCGCGTGGGGGGATATATTGAAGATGTTAAGAACTGCGTTAACAGCGTTCATCTCAACATCATCAAATTCTTCACTCTAGAGCTACCGTCAGGACACACACCGTCCTGCGCCGGGTATAAGCACTCAACCCCTGACTCGCGTTTTAGGTTCCAGCTAAATGGCTGTCCCTCATGCCTAGTCCGTCAGGCGAACTGTCGGCGGTGCTCGCTACCGTGTCTCGTAGTCTCTGAAGGCTCTGGGCCATCCTTCAGCATCACACCCGCTTTAAAAAAGGTCGGGCAACCCAGGAGAAGGAAAGAAACTCCTGGGCCGCCCCTATCACAGCCCCAATGGAGGGGGGAGAGGACTGTGGTAGTTACGCTGCATCATCCAGAAAACGCTCAATCTCTGCAACCCTGTTATCAGGAATACCCTGATTCCTCCACTTGCAGACCGCTTGCCTGGTGATACCTAGAAACTTGGCAAGGTCGGTAAGCGATGCGTCTTTACGCACCAGCCGAACCTTAAACTCTATCCAATCTTCGTTGCTCATGAATGCATTAGGCCATAGTAGGTTTGCATGTGCAACTACTTCATGTATATTGGTTGTCAATGTTGAGTATAGGAAGGTAATTAATGGCGTCAGTACATGGTATATCGAAACAGGTAGTAAACATCCTTGAGGAAAAAGGTCCGATGGCCTACAACGGGATACACACCGAGTTAAGAAAACGACAGTTCAAAGCAACCAAAACGCAGGTTCTCAAATGCATGGACAATCTAAAGGGCAGGAAGCTAGCTGTGAGCAGTCCTAGCGATAAACGCAAGATAGCACTAATCAAGCAGGTCGATTGCTTGAAGGATGTGGTGAGCGACACGCAGCGGAATCAAACAGAACCTGTGGAACAGGCTGAAGAGCAAACGTCAGAGCGATGGTTGTATTTCGCGGCAGGGGCGTTGTTGGCTACGATCTTAACGTCAACAGCGGTCGTGATATAACGTGAGAATCCTAACCTGGGACTGCGACCGTCAGGGCTGCTATCACGAGAAGATGTGCCCCAAGCTAGGCGTGTTCGATGAATGCCTGCCGCCAAAGATGGGCATGAGCGATGTGGATGGGATAGTCGAAATTAACGGTCGCTTCCTGTTAGTGGAATGGAAGTCGTTCCAGGGCGATATACCTGCTGGTCAGCGTATAATGTTCCAGCGACTGACTGAGATAGACAAGGCTATCACCGTCCTGGTGGTGGTCGGAGACCCACAACTAATGACCGTCCTTGGATACAGGAAGATCTGGGGTGGCGAGGTGTTCCCTGCTGTCTTGACAGATCTTGATGGCTTGAAAGTGAAGATAAAGGCATGGGCCGATCTGGCCTACGCATCGAGGTTCAAATGATAGAAGAAACGAGAGAATACTCGTGCTCGGTTTGCAAAGAGGACACTATGTTCATCTTTTTGGAAGCCGAGCGGGGTGATAGGGACCAACCGGGCTGGGAAGCCTGCTGGCAATGCTTAGAGTGTGATGAATACACAATCGACTTATGGGAGATAGATAATGACTGATGGAATCGTGAACATCCGGGGCAAGGAATATAAGACCGTTGCTCTACGGGTTGCTGAATTTAGAAGCAAGCATCCGATATCCGAAGGGTGGGGCATCGTGACCGAAGCCACCGAACTGAACGAGGTTATTAAGGTGAAAGCCTGCGTGATCTCACCAGAGGGCAAGGTTGTAGCCACCGGGCACGCAGAGGAGCGTCGTGGAAGCAACAACATCAACAAGACCAACGCTATTGAGAACTGTGAAACCGGCGCTATCGGCCGCGCACTGAGCGCCTGTGGCTTTGCCGGCGAAGAGTTTGCCAGTGCAGAAGAGATGCAGCGCGTCGAGGAGCCTACACCCGCAGCCCCGGTTGACGTGATTGCTCAGATTAAGAAGCTTGCTGAGACCAAGAAGGTCAATCTGGATAAGGTGACAGCGGCCTACGGCGTAACTGACATCCATGCGCTCAATGAGGACCAGGCAAAGAACGCAATCAAGCGTTTAGGTTCCCAGTAATGGAGCAGGGTAGCCAGGAATGGCACATGGCTCGCCTGGGCAAGCTAACCGGCTCCAGGTGCCATGACGCCGTAGCTAAGACCAAAAGCGGCTACAGCATGTCTCGTAAACGCTACATGGACGAACTGATGGAGCAGCGCCTGACCGGCGTTCCATCAGAGAACTTCGTGAGCAAGGATATGCAGTGGGGAACGGAGACTGAGCCTCACGCCCGCGCCAGGTACGAGTTTGAATACATGGTCGATGTTGTAGAGGTGGGAAGCATCCCCCACCCTACCATTGATAACGCCAGTGCCTCGCCCGATGGCCTGGTCGGTGAGAAGGGTTTGATTGAAATCAAGTGCCCGCGCACCACCACCATGATTAACACTGTATTGAGCAACGCCATCCCGGAAAACTACGTCACGCAGATGAACTGGCAGCTAGCCTGTACGCAGCGTGATTGGTGTGACTTCGTGATGTTTGACCCGAGACTGCCGGTAGAGAATCAGATATGGATTGTGCGGCACGTCCCAGAGCCTGGTGTTATTGAAGAGCTTGAAGGTGAGGTTAGGATGTTCTTGGAGCAGCTAGATGAACGTATGTCAGAGTTCCTGGCTAGTATGACCAAATAGCAGGGCTTGGTCGGTCATCGCACACATCCAGGTGTATGAACCGGCCGTTACCCTTCTGATTGACACCAATCCTCTGTATTCCCGCCTGCTGGGCCAAATCTATCAGGCGCAACGCCTGACTCCCCCTCACAGCTATATCTATTGCTTTGCCGGTAGTATGCGCGCCAGGGGAACTCTTCCTGGCCTCTATGGGATGCTCAGGGCATCGGTATCCACTAGTCACAACGAAGGGGAAGCCCGCCTGTTCGCGCAAGCGGTCCATGATGTCCATGAAATCGCCATCGATGTTCTGCTTACCGCAATGCTGGCACGCAAGCTCCGCATGGGTGAAGTACTTCACTTATCAGCCTTGTGACTAGCCCCAAAGTAGAACGATACTACTGCCGACACTATGCCGCCCAGGTATCCCAATACCAGGTTGATTACAGCTTCATTCTGCTCGTATGGCATCATCGTTACCATACTGACGTATCCACCAAAGAACAGGAACGCCAGCAGCGCCAAGACCTTTGGCGTCCAATCGCCGCTGTTAGCTTGCCTGGCATGCTGTATGTCCGCAGCTTCTAGCTCGAATATATCGACTTCCAATTCGGCCAGCCTGGTCTTGTACGCCAGGTCAGCCTTCTTGATTTCAGCCAGTTGTTCAGGGGACGCTTCGCTCAGAGCCTTTTGTACTGCCTGCGGTTCCGCAGCGACACCTAGTGCCTGGGCAAGCACTTTGCCGGCACCACCACCAACTGGTCCACCGATAGCGGCTCCAATGGTCGGTGCAACCGCGCCTACGATTCCTTTGATAGCATCCCACTTCATAGTTATTCCTCTATTATCTCGGCTTCTTCGGGTTCCATCTCAGCCTTAATCTGCTGGGCGTGGAACCTGATTGACTGCTCGGCCTCCTGCTGACGCAAGATAAGCTCCACAATCTCATTTCTCAGCTTGCCGATGCGTCCGGCCCGGATCTTAGCGTCTTCGCTTAGGTCTTCTTCGCTGTATTCAATTTCGTCGATGGTAATCATTTGGTTCTCCGTTGATGAGCCTTCAGTTTACTTTGTCAGCCCTTCAAGTCCAAACTAAATCAGGACGTAGCCCACCAGACCACCAGTGCGATTGCCAGGGGCACCAGGCCAAGCACGATAGAGATGGCGATGAGTATCTCAATCATCTGCTTGCGCTGTTTACGCTTCAGCGCCTCTTGCCGCTTGATTTCTTCCTGCCGCGCCTTTCTCGCATCGGCCATCTTTTGCTGCATGTCCTGCCATAAGTCCATCCGGTTGGTGGCTAGGAACACGTCCTTGATGTTCTGACGTGATTGGCGAACCATCTCCTCGGCCATGACAGCTTTGGCAGCTTCAGCCTCGCTCATGTTTCTGGTGCTGTTCTTGGCTCGCTGCAGGTCGAATTCTGCCGCCCCCATTCTTCCGATAAACACACCAAGGGATTCGATGTTGTTAGCCGCTCCCGCCGCCATTTCTAAGGCTTTGCAGGCAGTGGTTACCGCTGCAACAGCCTCAAGAATCATTGGATTGCCACGAACAACGGAATCAGAATGGAAGAGATGATGAGCAGGTAAAGGCCGACCATGAGGTTGTCTAGCCGGTCGAATCGCTTCTCGCCCTGCTCCAACCTGCGTTCAATCTCGCGGTAGCGGATCTCGCATTTCTCCTCGTGCGTTGTCAGCCTTTCATCTGGTGTCATTACCAAGGTACTCCATCAGCAGTGGCGGGGGTGATCTGCCCGTCTATTTGAGCTTGCAGGCTATCTTCCACGTTGGTCTGCCAGTTCTCACTCTGACCCCACACCCAGCCTAGAACGTCTGACTCGGTCAAATCGTCGTATGCGATGTATCCTTCAGAAGAAGGGTCTGGCGTGAAGTTCTGCGTGCCGTAAGACGTAGCGTGGAAAGTGATTGCGTCATCACCAGAGCCTTGCGTCTGCTCTGCGTTCACGCGCCAGTGAGCCACAATGACCCCACCCGCTAAGTCACCAAGCAGGTCGCGTTCAAGGGTTGAAATCGTCCAGTTGAAAGTAGCCATTAGTTGTTCTCCTTTGAGGGTTCTACGATTACTTTTCCGTTTTCATCAGTCCAGTCTGTGTCAATCATGTGCTGGTCTTTACGCTCACCTACAACCATCCATGAAATAGTGTCGGTGCAGGTATTGTCTTGAGCCGTGATTGTTAGCGTATTTCCAGACACAGAACCTTTAACCGCAGTCCAGCCTGATTCATTGGAGGTGAAACATTGCGTGTTTGTATTGAGAAGCGCATAGGTGCCTTCCGTCATGCCAGCCGCAGTGTCTATGTTTACATTTGCAGTGCCGTCTACAAGATCTATTTTGCCACGGTAAATATTGTCGGCTTGTGGGCCTTCGATAAAAGAGTGGACGAGGTGGTGTGTTTCAGCTTTAGCGGGTAAAGGGTGGTCAATACGAAACGAACCAGAGCCTTTAGAAAGAGAGCCGGTTACAATCACATTACCATTTGCGTCAAATCTAATTATGTTTGTGCTGCCAGAGCTATTCCTATATTGCCATTGCAGGTAATCAGTAGATGGGCTAAAAGCTGCTAAAGCACCGAAACCTGTGTTACTTGGTCCAACGAAGTTTATTGGGTAGAAGTCACCGCCAGATCCTTCAATACTTACTGCTGCGTCTAACACATGCGACCCAACCTCACTACTCACAACCCTTAGACCTTTATCATGCGTGTAGCTGCCTGAAGAAGTGTTTATCAGTACGCGGCCACCAGAGTCTATGCGCATGCGTTCTGTAGGTGTAACCGCTCCTCCCGCAGATGCAGATGCATTGGTATAAAACTTAGGGCCACTAGCATCTAAAATCATGCTAGAACCTGCGCCTGTAGCGATGGCTTTCCAACCACCGTTGTAATACAAGTTACCAGTAAGATACATTGCATCACCATAGCCGAACATAGTGCCGCCTGATACAATCTCTAGCGTAGGAGATAAGTTGTTACCTAACGGAGTCTTACCTATGCCCACGTTGCCAGAGGAGTCTATGCGCATGCGTTCTGTGCCATACGTTTTGAACGCAAGATTGCCAGAAGAGCCGCCTGAGCCACTTATGACAGCATCGTTTCCAGAAATACCTAATCTAAGAACTGTGTTATTTGCAGAGGCTGTACTTTGTACTTGTACTAAATCTGCATCGCTTGAGCTTTCAACTTCTAATTTATAAGCGGGACTGCTAGTACCAATACCCACGAGGCCGCCATCAGTAATGGTCATGGCGCTTGTGCCAGCGTTCACAGCAAAACCAAAGCCATGCTCTGAAACCATGTAAGCGTCAGCGCCAGTACCACCCGAGTACCCAATAGCAGAAAACCCAGTTGTCAAATAACCTTGTGTACCTGCCGAACCACCATCACGACTAATCTTGGTAGTGGGGTAAGCAGAGCCACCAGCAACTTCTAACGGGCTAGACGGACTGGTACCAATACCCACGAGCCCCGCGCTCGTGATGCGCATATGTTCATCTTTGCCAGTAACGCCATCATCACCAACGATTCCAAATTGCAACTCTCCAGTATTGTTAGACATATATCTAACTTTGTCTGCGTTGTTTGCATCTTGTAAAAGTATAAAAGGCCCATTCGAAGAAATTGTCAATCCCGGCGCAGCATTCCCATCTAAAGTAATAGGCGAGCTAGTCCCAATACCCACGCGATTGTTGGTCGCGTCAACCACCAAGGTTGTCGTGTCAACAGTCAATGCTGCGGCAGTCACTGTGCCGGTAAACGTAGGCGATGCCAGAGGTGCCTTGGTGTCTATCTGTGTCTGTATGGCTGAAGTAACACCATCAACGTAGTTCAGTTCTGCTGTGGTAGCTGTAACACCGTCGAGTAGGTTCAGTTCAGCGCCCGTCGCAGTGATTGCTGTAGCACCCAAGGTCAACGTGGTAATCGTCAATGCGCTAACCGTGTTACCCGTGAGCGCAGCGTTCAAGCTGGTGTCTGTGACGTTGTTCAGATCCGCTCGCGCCATCTCGAACCCACCCGCTGTGGAGCCGTCGTTAACGTGTACCGAATCGTTGGTCGTGTTTACAACGATCTCGCCCTCTGCCCCCGTGAATGCGGCTACCTGTGAGTTGGTGCCACGTCTGATCTGTAATTGTGTAGCCATCTTATGCCTCTGGTGGTTCTGGGAACGTCACATCTTCTAATGACGCTGCATCCGCAAATGTTTGTGGTAGTTCTCTGAGCGCCTGACGATAGGTCGCCCACTCCCCCTTCTTCTCGTCAGAGAGAGGAGAGTCTGGCATCTGCGTCCAATCGCTTGTCTGCAATCGGTAGTCCCGCGTTAGCCTAATGTTTTCCAGTATCTCTTCGCTATCGGTTATCTGGACGATCATGTCATCGCTCATCGCTTTGTCTCCAGTGCGAACAGAAACGCATCACTGTAATTCTGGAACTCGTCGTTCAGCCCCGCCTCAATGCTGTACGTTATCGACCCCGTGGTGCCGCTGGTGTCGATGAATCCGATTGGAACATGTATACCCTCTGGGCTTGGTCTTACACTAAAAGTCTGCGAAGTGAACAAGATTGTGGAACCTCGCTTTATTCTAAACTGACACAGGCACTGGTCGTTATGACTTCTGACCATGAACTTGCCGCCAAGTTGCACCGTTGCGCCCGTTGCTGTGAATGTCACATCGGCTATCTGGTTGAAGATTCTGAAACTGCTATTGCCTGAGAACGTCTGTGTACCACTGTTCAAGTCTTGAGCGACTTGCGTGACAGCGTTAGTGGCAAGCTGTGTTGTGTCCACCCCGCCCGACTTAATAATCAGGCTGGAGCCACTTCTCGACAACGTGATGCCGTCGATATTGATTCTGTTGGCGTTTACTGTTCCCGTCGTAATCACGCCGCCAGAGATGCTGGTGACGTTACCATTGACCTGACCGCCGTTGATGAAACCGCTGTTGTTGGTCAGATTGGATATGTTTGACCCGTTAACAACGATGCCACCGGCGCTGATGATTCCAGACACGTCCAAGCGAGCGGTGGGTACTGTTCCCGAAGACACATTGGAGCCGTTGATGTTCGAGATCGTGACTTGTGCCGCGTTTATCGAACCCGCAGTCACAGCCCCGAGATTGGCTGAGATAGCTGCAAGATTCGACACGTTGAGCTTTGATGCGTCGATGGTCGATGCAG